CTGATCTAACTTATTTAAATATCCCTAAAGACTATGGGTATAAAAACTGGTTTGACGCCTACTACGATTTACTGTGGAAAGGATGGCTTTCACCATCTACTCCAGTTTTAACAAACATGGGTAACAACCGAGGACACCCAATAGCATGTTCAGGAACTCACGTTGGAGACTCTATTAGATCTTTCGGCTTAGCCAGACTAGAAATAGAGCAACTCACGCAACGTGGTTATGGAACATCATGGTGTTTAGACGGTATTAGACATAGGGGATCACCTATCTCTAGAGGTGGAACAGCCTCGGGAATTATGCACCCTGCTGACGACATAGTTAATTCTATGAAGAAAGTTACCCAAGGTGACAGCAGACGCGGAAACATCGGCCAATACCTAAATCCCTTACACCCAGACTTTGAGGAGTTACTCGCACAGTTAATCGCAGATGATGATGGATGGAATGTTGGATGGAATATCACCGACGAATTTGAAGAATTATTCAAACGAGACCCACAGGCAGCTGACCACTTATGGAAACGTCTTCTTAAAACTAAGATGACTAAGGGTAAAGGGTACTTTTTCTTTGTAGACAAAGTAAACCGAAACCGACCACAAATGTACATTGACAGAGAATTCTACGTAAAACACTCTAACCTGTGTGCGGAAATCGCTCTTATGAACGATGAAAATCACACATTTACCTGTGTACTTTCATCAATGAATGTTGCTAAGTACAACGAGTGGAAAAATACTAAAGCTATTCAAATAGCTACAGTATTTTTAGATGCTGTAATCGAAGATATGCTGATCAAAGCTAGAAACGAAGAAGGTTTTGAAAGAGTTATAGCCTTTACAGAAAAATCTAGAGCAATCGGATTAGGTGTATTAGGTTTATCAACATACTATCAACAAGAGTCATGGGTATTTGGAGATTTCCAAACAATCCAGTTTAACCGCAGCTTTTTTAAACGTATGTCGAAAGAAACTTTGGAAGCTTCACAACTACTTGCAAGAGAAGTTGGTGAACCAGAGTGGATGAAAGGGTACGGAGAACGATTCTCACACAGAATGGCACTTCCACCTACTAAATCTACCGCTATCATTCAAGGTGGTATCAGTGAAGGGGTTATGCCTGTATACGCAAATGTATACGAGCAAGACACTGCAGGTGGTACAGTATACAGAATAAACCCTGTATTGTTACCTATTATGAAAGAACGTGGTAAATACACTGAAGAGGTAATGAAGCGTATTTCAGAATCTCAAGGTTCCGTACAAGGTGAAGACTGGTTATCAGATCATGAGAAACAAGTATTTAAAACAGCTTATGAGCTAAACCAAGAAACTATTATTCTAATGGCAGGACATCGCCAAGAGGCTATGGGAAAAGGCGCTCAAGGACAATCTGTAAATATCTACTTCCAAGCTGAAGAGCCGGAAGAAGAGATATCTAGAATCCACAACATCGCCTTCCAAAACCCTTGGGTATTCTCTCTATACTACGTGCACAGCCTAAACGAGGCATCTACCTATCAAGTAGATAAATCAGATTGTCCATCGTGTGAAGGTTAAGGAAACTAAATGACAAACCATATCGAAATCCAAGAAGACTTACTACCTCTTCTTGGTAGAAAAAAAGATGTACTCGACGGAATCACAGGTTTCGTGGAGCACTACGACTTCGCCTTAGCTAATTCAAGCTATGAGGCGAGAGTTCAAGCAATAACTAAAGTAGCATCTATATGCTACCAATCTCCTAAGGCTTTAGGTTCAGTTAACCTATTCAACCGCTTACAAGCAGAGTCAGCTGGTTTACCCTCAAGCTCATATGAGTTTGTACCGGTACTAATACCATATGATATATGGAGTTCATTAGATGATACAGTAGGCCTTGGGGCAATACTAAACATCCAAAAATACGGAGAGTGGATTATACACGGTACTGGTCGTAAAAGACATACACACTACCTATTAACCAACCTACGCGCACTTATTGAAGACGTTGGTTCTGAAGAGTCACTCAACTATTTGAACACTGATCCTATTGAACAGCAAATCATCAGAGACAACTTCAAGGTATTCTTATTCAACGTAGACGTACCTACAAGAACTCAGATGATTCGTCATCGAGTTTCATGGCAAGAGCTATCTAGACGTTATGTCAGTGGAAAGAAGAAAGAGTTCGGGTTCTATATTTCTGATAAACTAGCTAAGACTAGCTCAACAGTGTCAGAGGACGGGAATAAAACATCTGTGTTTTTTGGTACTGAGGATCTAATAGCTCAATGTGTAGCCCACTACGACCAAGCTATCGCTTCAGGTGTTAAACCCGAAGAAGCTAGACGTATTCTACCTCAAGCAATGTTAACCACAATCTGGGGAGCTTTCCAACCTAAACAGCTTGAATCTTATTTCAAACTTAGACTTGATAAGCACGCCCAGAAGGAAATACGTCAAGTATCCGAAGCAATGAAGGAGTTAATCGATGGCTAATCCATTAGACATCCAACATGGTGGAGACCACTATAAATCGAGAGGTATCCAACCAATCGAGTACATACTTGCCAACAATCTTGGCTTTTGCGAAGGTAACTGTATCAAATACGTAACTAGGTATAAAGATAAAAATGGCATCGAAGACTTGAAGAAAGCCAAGCACTACCTTGAGTATTTAATTGCCGACCTAGAAAAGGACAACAATGGGTAAAAACACACCGACAGCTGACCAACAAATGGAGTACAAAATCCAGAACGCTGGCCTAAACGCCCCTCGTCTAACACCGGCTCACATTGATTCTGTAATCAACGACATACACTACTACATAGTACCAGGTACGACAACCACAATCTGCTCATTAAAGCTGATGAACGGTTTCGTAGTAAATGGGGAATCAGCCTCGGCATCACCTGAAAATTTCGACGAAAACATCGGAAAAGAAATCGCCTTCAACAACGCTAGAGACAAAATCTGGCAACTTGAAGGCTACCTACTTAAACAATCTCTATACACAAAAGGACAATAATTGAACTTAGAAGACTTACTTAAACCAGCATCAAACAGCCCATGGGACAAATATGTACCACTAATTACTAACAAGAACCACACCGAAGTTTTCTTAACAGATCAAATCGACGAACCGTCTCAATACAACGAGTTATGCTTCAAGTTAAAAACAGCATCACCTGCTGAGGTATTTGTTCTTCACTTAAATACACCAGGTGGTATCATCGATTCTGCTACTATGATCATCGACGCTATTAAAACGTCTAAAGCTAAAGTAATCGCTAACATCAACGGTACAGTTGCTTCAGCAGGTACTATTATCACCTTAGCTTGTGATGAAGTCATTGTAGCTGATCACACGTCATTCATGATTCACAACTACAGTGGAGGTATGGTTGGTAAAGGTCACGAGATGAAAGCTCGTCAAGAATTCGTAGATGCTCAACTTAATGCATCATTCAAAATCTTCTACCAAGGTTTCCTAAGCGATAGCGAAATGGAAGCAGTTATTGACGGTAAAGACATGTGGATGGGTAAAGACGAAGTAACAGCAAGACTGAAAGGTACTTTCCATAAAGGCTTAGTTACTAGTAAAGGCAGCGACGCTATTGAAGTACCTAAACGAAAAAGAGGCAGACCAGCCAAAAAGGACTAACATGTATTCTGTTCTAGACACCAACATCCTGTTATTAGACGCTCATAACCTAACATCTCTTGCTAGTGACGGTTCTACAATCGTCCTACCTGAGACAGTTCTAGACGAGATAGATTCGTTTAAATCTGGGCATACTGAACTTGCTTTCCAAGCTCGTGAGTTTGGTAGGCTTTTAGCTCTTGCAGAGGATATCTCTGTAGAGCGTTCTTACAATCTAATCATTAACTCTGTTAAACTAAATGATGTAACGATTGAATTAGTTTCTTTATCTTCTTATCCTGATTATGAAGGTATGAAAGATAATGTAATCAACGATCGTAAAATCATTGAAGTAGCTTTAGCCTACCAGAAAGCTAATCGTACACCTATTACGTTCATAACTAATGACGTAGCATGTAAACATCGAGCTAAGTCTTTTGGGCTTAAAGTCCAAGAACTAAAAGAAGTAGACCATATCGACTTCGAATTTGTAAAAACTCTAGATGTACCTTATGAGCTATTCCTAAACATCCACGATAAGCCAATCGAAGCAGTAAATCCTGATCATGTACACGAGAATTTTAACTATAAATTCACTTCTCTAGATGCAACTAAGCAGGTGAAGCTAGCTCATATCTCACCATCCGGCCTTATCAAAGTGATAGGCAAGGAAACAGAGAAAGAGCTTCGAGATGCTAAACGTCAACCAGCACCTCCAATCAACGCTGAGCAGCTTATGCTATCTAGAGCAATCTTAGATACATCAATAGACCTCGTAGTTTGTGAGGCTTTAGCAGGTTCCGGTAAAACCATCACCGCTTTATCTAATGCAATGCGCTTAGTAGCTACAAACTCACCGTACGATTCTATCACTTACATTCGTGCTTCTGTATCCGATCTAGACGATGCGGAAGAAGTTGGTTTCTTACCAGGACTTGAGGAAAAATTCGCTCCATACCTACACCCAGTCAAAGACAGTTTAGACTTCATAGCTCGTAAGCAACGGCCTAGAGTTAAGTCTCAAGCTATCGAAGACTACGAAGAGCAGATTGAAACGCTTATTACCCAATTACAAACCAAATACAACATCACTGCGATGACGGGTCTCGGACTACGTGGACGAACATTCACAAACTCTGTTATCATCATCGATGAAGTTCAAAACATGTCAAAAGCCTCTCTCCAAAAGGT